TGATATGCAATAAAGATAACTGGAATGAGTTAGAGTATGTGAAGAATCGGAGAGAGTATAATATGGCAGATGGATACAAATCACAAGAGGGAAGACCGAGAGATTATTAATGCAACATCATCATCATCATGAGACTCAACCAGCAGTCATTCCCACTTATGTTATTAATTTAAGTAGAAGAGAGGATAGAAGAAAGAGATTCATTGAAGACAATGGTAGTAAAATACCATTTGTTTTCTTTGATGCTTTTGATGCAAAGGGATTAGCATACCATAGATTAAAGTATGATGTAGGATTTGATACAAATCAGACATGGAAAGATCCTCAGGATGGACAACACCTGAGTGTTGGTGGAGTTGGATGTTTCATAAGTCATTTTAGATTATGGGAGAAGTGTATTGATATGAATTCTCCTCTTTTGATATTAGAGGATGATGTCATTATTGAGGATGAGTTTAATTATGAAGCACTAATTGATTTAGTGTTAGAAGGATATAATCTTGTATATCCTGGTTATGCAGAGCAAGGGACAGCAAAACCTGTAAAAGGTAAGACTGGACTTGTAATACCTGAGTATGCTTATTGGGCATCAAGTTATGTTATCACACCTGAGGCAGCAAAGATACTTGCGACTGAGGATGCTAGAAAGAATATCATACCAGTAGATGAATACATTTCAACCAAGTTTCCAGAGTTAAACCCGATTGGATATGAGAAGAGAATCATACATCAAATACCCAAAGATGGTACATCTGATGTAGATCCACATTGGGGAAGAGATAGGAGTTACTTCCAAGACTACTATGTACATTCTTTTAATAATAGCAATGATGGTGAGCAATCACTAGCAGAGTTTATACATGAACTGCCTGAGCATGATGTTGTGATATATTATGCTGATGAGAATAAGTTCAAGAAATATGTTGAGAATGAAATTGGTAGGAAGTTCTTATACACAAGTTGTGGTATAATAAGAGGAGAAGATGATGCTTTCATGCCCAATTTGGCAGAGGGGAAAGACGATTTTAATTCTGAAGTATATGTTGCAAGAGTGAGTAAGATTAGAGAAATGTTGAATCATTCATTTGAGAAGTATGTCATTAACCTAGAGAATAGAAAGGATAGGAAAGAAGTATTTGAGAATAATAATAGTAGGAGATTAGGTAAGTATGAGTTTAGTGATGCAGTCAATGGATATGAACTATCATACAACCAACTGAAAGAGTATGGATATGATGTGAACCATGACTGGATAGATCCTATATTAAAAACACCATTAACCAAAGGTGAAGTAGGATGCTTCCTGTCACATTATAGTCTGTGGGTACAATGTATTGAAAAGAATGAAACATTTATAATATTTGAAGATGATGCAATAGTTACGGAGAGGTATAGTGAGGTAGAGATACAATCATTATTGCACAAGGGTTATAACTTCATCTATCTTGGGTGGAAGGAGATGTTAGAATCAAAGAACCTGAATGATAAATTTGTAATACCAAAGTATCCATACTGGGGATTAGCATATGTCATCACACCTGAGGCAGCAAAGGTATTAGTTAAGAAGAAGATAGAGAAGAGTATTATACCATTAGATGAATACTTACCCACAATGATGGATAAGTTAAAACCAGTCGCATATAGAGAGAATGTAGTAGAGTCAAGAGGAAGAGAGGATGCAGGTAGTAACATTAATCCAAACAGTTGTTATGATTACTTCATGGATTTCAATGTACATGCCATAACAGTAGGTACAGATGAGAGTAAGTGTAGTAAGTTATATGAGAGTGCATCATATTCAAATATAGAGTTTACTAATATTGGTAAGGATGTGTTGTGGCATGGTGGAGAGATGGAGAAAGGTAAAGGAGGAGGGCAAAAGATTAATTTATTGAGAGAGCATCTAAAGACATTACCAGATAATGATGTAGTATTATTCTGTGATGCCTATGATGTATTCATTAATGATAAGATAGAAGAGTTTGCCGCAAGGTATCTTTCATTTAAGAAGAAAGTTGTATTTGCAGCAGAGTCCACCTGTTGGCCTGATGATACATTAGCAGAGTCAATGGAGCAATTAACTCTCTCACAATTTGGAGGATATGATACACCATATAAGTATCTCAACTCAGGTATATTCATGGGCAGAGTATCAGAGTTAAAACGCATTGTAGGTACAAAGATAAAGAATGATGGTGACGATCAGTTATACTATCAAAAGAAATGGTTGAGCGAAAAATATGATGCTATTATTGATACTGATTGTTATATGTTCCAATGCCATGAACCAGAGGTAAGAAAGGGTGATAATGGTATGCTGTATAATCCACGTACTCAATGTTATAATCTATGCTATCATGGTAATGGTGGAGAAGATGCAAAGACTAAGTTTAACGAATTATACTCAAGTCTTTATGCTTCCTCATCTCCGATAGTTTACATACCTACTCATAACTATGATAAACTAACAGATGATATATTACTCATTCCTTTTCTTACACCTTCTATGTGTGACTCGATAATCGAGTTGAGCGAGCGTCACGGCGGTTATAAGAATGATGAGGGAGACGACGTACCAGGACAAGAGATAAGATTACATGAGATAGGACTGTCAGAGAAGTTAGAGTTTCATTGGAAGAAATGTGTAGCACCTATATTACATGAGGAGTTTCATCCATGTAATTACTATGGAGTGCGTGATGCCTTTATTATCAAATATACAATGGAAGGGCAAAGGGATTTGAGACTGCATAGTGACGCAAGTTTAGTGACTGGTAGTATTAAACTGAATGATGATTATACTGGGGGTGAGTTATACTTTCCTAGACAGGACTTATCAAATAAAGATATACCAGTCGGTGATTGTATATTATTCCCAGGACAGGTATCACATCCACATACATCTAAAGAGTTAAAGAGTGGCACGAAATTCTCATTAACAATATGGACTAAGAGGAATAAGAATGACTGATAAAGTATTCCTAGAGATAGGTACATCAAACTTCGATACATTGATACCATTAGTAGAGAGTGGATGGCAAGGTTACTGTGTAGAACCAATAACAGAGTATGTGCATGACTTACTACAGTTAAATCAGAAAGTCGTGTTATCTAATTGTGCTATCAGTTCATATAATGGTATGCTTAAGATGTATCAAAGTGTTTCTGATAATGTATTATGGTCGAGAGGTGTATCTCATGCAGTAGAACAACAAGGAGAGAAGATATTAGAATATGAACAATATAATCATTTAATAAAGGATACGATTGAAGTACCATGTTATACTTTATCATCATATATTAAACGTATGGGTATTACTTCTATTGATATGTTGAAGGTAGATACAGAGGGGCATGAGATGGATATATTTGAAGCATATGATTGGAGTGTGAAACCTACGTTTATGAAGGTAGAACATCTTCATGTAGATGATGTGAAGTTAAAGAAAATATTTGAAGATCAAGGGTATATTGTATATACAGAGGAGAATGATTTATACTGTGTAGGGGGAAGTAAAGAGAAGAAGATAGAGAGATATACTATTACCAATAAGACATATAATAACCCAGTACATACCTTCCCTTCTCAATAACACTCCCTTATTGAGAATAGTATATAAACTGTATAATCTGATACCAAATATGATTAAATTAATTAAAAATAAGGTTTTAAATACCTTTATAAATATAAAACTGTTTATTATCTCTTTTCTCAATAAGCGTTTCTTATTGCGTCTCAATAGTAATATTTGATTCTCATTATCACTCATAAACCCTCTCAGGACTTGTGAGTTTAGCGAGCGTAGCATAAGGAACGCAGTTTGTCAAGTATCAGGACGGCGAAATTTTTGGGGGTTGACAGCATTATGATTTTATAGTATAATATTATTAATCTCGTCGAGGTTGCTCCTTCCTTTATACACAAGTCTTGGGAACACTTATGTATAAAAATCTCGACGAGACGTGCAGGGAATATATACACATATCGTAACAATAGACACGACTAGATCATATATACTACTATGGATCTCGACGAGACACTATGCATAGTGCGATCTCGACGAGTTACACATAATCATGTATTCATACACAGATCTCGACGAGGGCACATGTCATGAACGATTACGACGCATCATACATATGGGACTACGAGATGTCATGTCACGATCTCGACGAGGCATGTACATATGACATACAAAACACATACGATCTAGACGAGGACTACGCACGAGATTCATGTGACTACACACAACTAGCTTACATGTACTTCGCATAATATCATATAATCATTCGAGATCGTGTGTTACATATGACACATCATATACTGTCACAACACCTCTAGACATAGGGGTGTTTTTTTGTTATTATATGTACATATTCGAGATTCAATCCATGTTCTTATCTGAAACATTTGGTAGATTTTTCTGGGTAGATGATAATTTGGATTTTCGTTCATGTCCAGCAAACCTAGATGGCACAGGGGATTTCGACTGTTCTGATTATGTTTCAGAGTGGGAAGATTTAGAGGGAGTTGATATGAATTCATTGCTTGCAATTCATAAAACAGAGTTAATTAACAAATTAGATTACGCTGGTTCGTTATCAATTAATGGTAAACATTTGGTAGAACGGTAAAGAGTATTTTTGTACTAGGCAAAAATCCGGCCGAAAAACAGTTGGCAAACTGGCACACTTCGTCACCCATGGGATGGATTTTCGTGTATTATAAGAATATGCAAAAAAACTTCAACATCACTCTCACAGAAAATCAACACGCAATCTTGCTTGAGATTTTCCAATTCGTTGCCTCAATGGAATTGTACGACGACGACACGCTTGAGCATACGGATTACCAATTTGACGAATTGTGGGATGTCGTCCTTGACGCAAAGGAGGTAATCTCATGAGACAATTTGCGTATCCGCAGGATTACACATTTTTTCTAAACGATGAGGCAAGGGAAGTCACAATCACATGTGAAACCCTAGATGAGGCAATTGCCTACTTACCTCAAAATGCATCCTATGAACTCTGCAGAGTGAACGGCGACACCCGTTTCTAATTCGTATTCGTTTCTCAATTATACCACACTATTGAGAAGCGAAGCGGCCAGAAAAACAGTTCACAGACTGGCACACATAACCCCCATTCGTTCCCGTGGGGGTTTATATTAGAAGAGTCAACAAAGGATTTTCTTATGAACGGTTGGAAAGATTACGAAACCTGGAACGTTTCTCTCTGGATTCAAAACACTGAATGCCTTTACAGACTTGCCCTTGAGTGTGCAGGGTTCCAGGAATTCAAGAACATCATGAAAAATGATGTTGGTTCCTTTGTCACAGATGATGGGGTAGCGTGGGACGATGCTGACTACTGCGAAGTGCAGAGCATGTTCAACGAAATGAAAGCAACAACCGATTTGGATTATTGGAGGTTCGCTCTGCGTTAAGCGGAGCGGCCAGAATCCAATTCACAAACTGGCACACATTTCTCCCAAAATGCCCCATCATGTGTGTATAATAAGAATATGTTCAATCCAAATACTACTTTCAATCCAGCGTTCCCTTACGCTGTTGTCTGTGCATCCGCACCACATGAAAACACAGTTTTCAAAACTTTAGATGAGTGTTGGGGTTTATGCCTCGATTTATCCGAAGAGTACGGACACTCTGAAATATGGTACGGCAAGTGCCTCATGGGTGAATACCACAATGGACAGTAACCCAACTGTCCTTTTTTATTGTCAAAAGATCCGGCCTGAATCCAGTTGACAAAGTGGCACACACTCACCCCACAGGTTTTGAAAATGATGTATATTAAGAGAGTCAAACGAATTACTCCCATGATTGTTGATCCAAGATTTGAAGATGAGGCACTCTCCGCACTTATGGAAGAGGCATTTTCTCAAACTGAGGAAGAGACTAAGTTTGATGTTGACGCTTATTTCAACTCAAACATAGACTACTAAATGAAAACCTTCCCAACCGTCAACCTTACTGATTTTCACATGACAAATTACGACTCTTCCATCTATTCTGAGATTGAGCAGTTTTGTAAAGAGAATGAGTTCACAGTGGATTACTTCCTAAGTGAATTTGCTCAAAGTGAAGCAACGTTGCAAAGACCTTTCTCAGCATGGCGTGGGCGTGGTGGTTTAAGTGAGAGTTAGTCTACTCACCAAATCTTATGTCATTACTGAAAATGGCATTGAGTGGTTAACCCCCGAACAGTATAACATCCTAAAAGGTCCAGATGTTGGAGATTTTTGGGATGATGAGGACAGTGAATAAACTGTCACACTAGCACCCCACAGGGTGCTTTTTTATGGCATTATATAAGAGTTCAGATGATTTCTACCATGAGCAGCATTAAATCAGCACTCTCAAATCACATCACTGAGATTGTAGAGGACATGAACAAAGAACTTCTAAACGATCGCATCGTTACATTCTGGGGTAAGGTAGCACCCGAACTAACCCTTAGACAGTTGGTTGATACTTACTGGAAGGATACCAAATCAGAATTTGCCGTTGATTTGGGTGTAACCTTTGGTAAGATATTTGAACTGTATCTCCCATTCAAATTAAAATCACTTGGTTATGATGTAGAACCGCAGTTTTCATCCTCAGGTGATATGATAGAAAACACCCCAAGTGGAAAGGTTTACTGGGAGTTAAAAACTGGAAGGGGTAAATTCATTCAAGGTGCAACCCACTCACCCAAAGAAAAGGGAGTTCTGAATTTAGTTCAGGTGCTATGGGATTGTAACTGGGATCTTACATTGGATGAAATCAGAACCGCAGGGTTTATTTCAAAGATCAATGTATGCGTGTTTAGTCAAACCACGGTTAACTCAGTTGGACAGCATAGCAACAACAACTCAAGAACAACTCTACAATTCACAAAGGATAGATTCCAGGATTGTGTAGAGGCATGTGTTTGGGGCACTATCAAACAGAACAGAGTAAATGTTGGGTTTGAGAAAGTGGCAGTCTAAACGACCAGTTCACAAAGTGCACACTAAACCCCCACATGGGGGTTTTTTCATGTATTATTAAAGAGTAAACAAACCAAATGAGTTTATGCCTGTTAAGTCTTCAAAATCTGCATCTACTACAACCCCACGTAAGAGACGCACCCGTAAGACTACAACAACCCGTTCTGCAAAGGCAGTAGCAAAGACTGATAAGGTAATCAAAGAAGTTCAGGCAGTGTTAGACAAAAAACCAGTTACTAAGGTAACAAAGGTAAAATCTCTAACCCGTCCGTCAACTGCCCGTCTTATCACCCCGTCACGCTACATGTCAGACATAAAGCAGAGATGGGCAATTCACAACTATGAAATCAAGATGCTTTTCTCTGATTTCTCCAAACTCAATTCTTATATCAAAGGATTGGAAATAGGGACAGTCGTAAGACAGTTCGCAAAGTGAACACCAAACCCCCACAGGGGGTTTTTTATTGCTATTATTAAAGAGTACCAAAGGATTTCACCCATGCGTCAAATTGAAAAGCAAATGAACTTCGCTCTTTCAAATAAAGGCAACTGGAGAAAGGACAATACAGAGGTTGAATTCAATGAGTCAACCAACTGCTCAACCGTTAAATTACACGGTAACAGCATTGCCACTTTCGATCACAATCTTAAGGCAGTCAAAATCAGTTCATGTGGATGGGATACCCCAACAACCAAATCAAGACTAAATGCAATTCTACATGAGGTCAAGTACGGTTGCAGCGTCTTTCAAAAGAATTTTGATTGGTTCGTTTCCTACCGTGATGAAACAATTTCATTCTTTGACGGTATGATTCTAATTGATTCGGACACCTTACAGGTTGCATGACAATTCCCAAACTGCACACTAAACCCCCACTGGGGGTTTTTTATTGGTATTATAAAGAAGTGGAAGAGTCACCTGCAGTAATTGATGGGCATCCCATAAGCAACTGCTATCACCTGCAGCACCTGACCCCTTCCACACCCCATTTTTTTACTTTCGTTTTTATGACTAAAAACCTTCACATTGAACACCCCGAAGACAGCATCTTTACAGGCGACTTATCTGTATTAGATGCTTTTTTAATGCCCTTGCTTCTATCCTTGAAAATAGATGGGGCACCTTCCATTGTATGGGGTAGAAATCCTGCAAGTGGTTTACAGTTCGTTGGCACTAAGTCAGTTTTCAATAAAAAGAAAATCATCATTTGTGAAACCCCTTCGGATATAGAAAAGCATTACGGGAATAAACCTGCACTGTGTCAAATTCTTATGGCATGTATGGCATACCTTCCCATCACAAAGAACATATATCAAGGCGACTTTATAGGATTTGGGGGTAGTAAGAATTACCGACCAAACACTTTGACTTATTCGTTCCCTAAGAAGGTTGAGTCAAAGATCATCATGGCACCGCATACCAAATACTTCGCCGTCTCAGATTTACGTGATGCAATCGCAATGCCTCTTACTGAAAAGTTAGAAAGTGGTGAGCATGTAAAGTACGTTCAACCAAATGCGTTTATCAAAGATGATGACACATTTAGCAAGTGTGCAGATATGATTGAGTATGCTAAGAACATGGCAACTGCTGTAAAATTCGTTGATGAGCGAACAGCAAAGAAAATTAAAACCAACATCAACGCTCTCATCCGTGAGGGCAAAGAGATTAACCCTGACGTATTTGAATGGGCGGGTTTATGTGATGCAAATCTGATTGAGTTGTGGCATTGCGTAAATGAGATTAAGATGATGGCGTTGGGGATGTGTGATGATGATTCAGAGTTTGAAACCCGTGTTAATTACACTGAACAGATTCAGGGTGAGGGATATGTGATGATAACACGGTTCGGTTACTTCAAATTAGTCAATCGCCGTGAGTTCAGTTATAATAATTTCATTAACCCTAAGTTTGCTGCCTCTGCGTTATAGGCATTCGTTCGTGAATCAGACAGTCCCCCCCGTTGTTGGGGGGGCGGTTTTAAAATTCGAAGGAACCCCTAACCTACAAAGTGTTACGGAAGCGAGAGAAATGTTAGCGATATCAAAATTTTTTTTCCCATATATAATTTCGACACAGGATTCGATTTATATGAAAAAAAATTCTGGGAAAATTTTTGAGTCTATACAGATTGATTCAGTTACCAACAACTATTATGTCGAAATACCTGAATGGGTTATTAATGATTTTGGATGGTATGAAGATACAGAGATCCAACTAACCATTGATGGTGATGAAATTATTATTAAAGAAAGAGAAGATGACTAATCCTACCTACCACATATACTTGCAAGAGCAATGTTTATTCAAAGATTTGAATGAAGAGGAGTTTGATATAATATGGGGTAGAATATATAAGTCTTATTTTAAAGATGAAATAACCTATGAAAAGGTTGAATATGATAGTGGTATATTAGCAGATGCATCCTACTAAAATTTTCGAAACGCCCCTTTGGGTAATTCCAGGAGAAGTCCCTGAGGGAATGTATAATTGGACAAAAGAATATCAAAGAAAATATCCTTCTCGACAGGTATCAAATGTAGGAGGATATCAAAGTCCTGCACCTGATGGTGTAGATAATATACCTTTCGAGTATGCTGATTATTTTATTAATAAATTAGAGTTCTTACCAAGGTTTGCAGTAAATTGCTGGTGGTTGAATATTAATTATAGAGGTAATTATAATGTAGCACATACTCATCCTATGACAGACTTAGCAGTTATATGGTATATGACTGATAATCATGGATTACTAAAGATAAGAAATCCAATAGCACATCAGAGATGGAATCTACTTGAAAAGTTTAATATTGAGATTGAAAAAACTATTAATGCATCTGCTGGTGATATAGTTGTATTTCCTTCGGATGTAGAGCATGAAGTACCACCACATGATAATAGAGAACCTAGAATATCTTTAGCATTTAATTTAGATTTGCGTTGACAAATACTATATAATGAAGTATGATATGATTACAATTACAAGATGTTATGGCTAAAGGATTTACAGTAAAAGCAAAGTCACCTGCTATTAAAAAAGAAGTTGAGTTTGATTACGATAAAGCAAAGGAACTTGTAAAAGGAAAATCAATAGTATTTTGTTTACCTGGTAGAGGAGTTTCATATGCTTTCTTAAAGGCATTTGTACAACTTTGCTTTGACTTAGTACAATCAGGAGCAAGTATTCAGATATCTCAGGATTATTCATCTATGGTAAACTTTGCCAGATGTAAGTGTCTTGGTGCTAATGTTCTCAGAGGTCCAGATCAGTTACCATGGGATGGTAAACTTAAGTATGATTGGCAATTGTGGATTGACTCTGATATTGTTTTTAACTCAGAGAAGTTCTGGCAATTAGTATTAATGGAGCAAGATATTGCAGCAGGATGGTATGCTACCGAAGATGGTAGAACTACTTCTGTAGCACATTGGTTAGATGAGGAAGATTTTCGCAGTAACGGTGGAGTGATGAATCACGAAACCGTCGAAAGTATATCCAAACGTCGCAAACCTTTCACAGTAGATTATACAGGTTTCGGATGGCTTTTAATTAAGAAAGGTGTCTTCGAGAATGAAGAAATGAAGTATCCATGGTTCGCACCCAAAATGCAAGTCTTCGAATCAGGAGAAGTGCAAGATATGTGCGGTGAGGACGTTTCTTTCTGTCTTGATGCAAAAGAAGCAGGTTTTGAAATCTGGTGCGATCCTCGAATTCGTGTAGGACATGAAAAACCAAGAGTCATATAAGTACAATATCCTCTGTAACGACTCGATAATCTTCGAGAACCTTACAGAGGAAGAATACTTTAATAAACTTGAAGACTTAGCACAAGATTATTATGATACTGGTATACCCCACCCAACAGATTTAAAAACAGAAATAGTAAAATGATTGTCCCCTATACAACCAAATGGAGTATTTACACAATGCAAAGAGAGGTAACCGATGGTTATGTCTATGCAATTGATGTTGTAATAACAGGTACTGCTAATGATGATCCTACCCATGGAGTTGAATTTAGAGAAACTTGTAGACTTGAACGTCCTGCAGGTAGTTTAATACCATATGAAGATCTTACAGAGGAACAAGTTATTGGTTGGGTGCAAAATGAATGGAAAACTAAATCTTTGCGTAATATGGGTTTACCATATATGGAGGCACTTCATTTATCCTTCGAATCTTTCTTCAGTAGAGCTAGAGTTGCAGGTGGAGTACCTTGGGGAACCCCTGTAGGTATTGGATCGACGAATGTAGGTGTTGGAACTACTTAAATTACTTAAAAATACTAAAAAATTATGGCAAAAGCAAAAACTGGACTAAATGGCGTTGCATTTGTTGAGGCAATTCCGAAAAAATCTCGTCAAGGGAACGGAAAACACTCAAAATACTCAGCAACATCCCGTAACTCGGCTCGCAAAAGGTATAGAGGACAAGGAAAATGACGAAAAATGCTCCTTCGGGGGCATTTTTTAATGCTTAATAAATATTTTGATAAAATGAGTATAAATAAATCTAGAAAACTGCTTAAAATGAATGAAAACGAGGATATCTAGATCATTTAAAGATATTAGTCTGTCCTTTAACATGCATCCTGTAACAAAAGACATCTCAGTACTCAAAGATGCGAACGCAATCAAGAGATCTGTAAGAAATTTAGTCCAAACTATCCCTAGAGAGAGGTTTTTTAACTCAAATTTGGGTAGTGATGTTAGATCTAGTCTTTTTGACTTCGTAGATTTTGGTACTGCTTCAGTTATACAACAACAAATTGAGACAACCATAGATAATTACGAACCAAGAGTGGATAATTTACAAGTTGAGGTGTTTCCTAGACCAGATAGAAACGAATTTGAAGTAAATATATACTTTGATATCATTGGACAGCAATTTCCTACCCAAGCATTTCAATTCATATTAGAAGCCACTAGATAATATGCCTGTTACTAAATTTACAAACCTAGATTTTGATCAAATAAAGACATCTATTAAGGATTATCTTCGTGCAAACTCGAATTTTACTGATTTTGACTTCGAAGGTTCCAATTTTTCCGTCTTAATTGATACTCTAGCGTATAATACCTATATTACAGCGTTTAACTCTAATATGGTAGTTAATGAATCCTTCTTAGATTCTGCAACTGTCAGGGAAAACGTTGTTTCTTTAGCAAGAAATATAGGTTATGTACCACGCTCTAGAACCGCTTCTAAGGCATCTGTTTATATTGATGGTATTGATAATGTATTAACCTCTTCATTAATCTTAAAAGCAGGATTAGTGGGTACTGGGAACGAAAATAATTCAACAGTTAGTTTCTCTATACCAGAAGATATAGAGGTATTTACAACTAGCAGGAAATTTGATTTAAATGGAAATCCATTAGGGGGAAAAGTAGAATTTGGTAATAGAAATGAACCTATTGAAATATACCAAGGAACATATTTAACTAAAACATTTATTGTTAATCAATCATTAGATCAAAGATTTATATTAGATAATTCTTTTATTGATACATCAACAATATATGTGTATGTTGCAGATGCAGAGCAACAAAGCAGTGGTTTAATTGGTACTCCATATAGAAAAATTGATAATATTTTAAATATTGATAAAAATTCCGAAACATACTTAATACAAGAAATACAGGACGAAAGATATGAACTTTTGTTTGGTGATGGTATTTTTGGTAAAAAAATAGAAAATGGAGCAAAAATAACAGTTCAGTATATTGTTACTGATGGTTTACAAGGAAATGGACCTACAAATTTTGTATTTTCTGGAACTTTAGAAAGTGCTACAGGAACACCATTTGTAAGTGCTCAGAATCCTAAAATAAACACCGTTTCAGGTGCTGCAAATGGGGGTGATATAGAAACTCTAGACTCTATTAAGTATTTTGCTCCTAGACTCTATGCAGCACAATACAGGGCGGTTACAGCAAGGGATTATGAGTCTATAATACAACAAATTTACCCTAATACTGAGAGTGTATCTGTTGTTGGAGGAGAAGAATTAGATCCACCTCAATTTGGTACTGTTTTTATCACTATAAAACCTCAAAATGGTGATTATGTGTCTGATTTTGATAAAACAAGAATATTATCAGATTTAAAGAACTATTCTCTAACTGGTATAAATCAAAAAATTCTAGATTTGAAGATTCTTTATATAGAATTAGATTCTTACATTTATTATGATAATTCTAAAGTAGAAGCTATTGAAGAATTAAAAACAAAAGCTATTAATGGACTTACACTTTATTCTAATTCAATTGACATCAACAAGTTTGGTGGAAGATTTAAATATAGTAAAGTTTTAAGTGTAATTGATAATATCAATACTGCTATAACTTCTAATATAACAAAAGTAAGGATTAGGAGAAATTTAAATGCATTATTGAATCGTTATGTTCAATATGAACTTTGTTTTGGAAATCAATTCAATGTTAAACCAGGAGGATTGAATATTAAGAGTACTGGATTCACTATTTTGGGTGAATCACAAACTGTATACTTAACAGATACTCCAAATGAAGATAAATTGACTGGTACTCTATCAATTGTTAAGGAATTGAATAATAATAAGATAGTTGTTGTTGAAGATGCTGGTACTGTTGATTATATTAAAGGTGAACTAAATCTTACAACAATTAATATAACATCAACCGTAAAATCTAATAATATAATAGAGGTACAAGCATTTCCAGAGTCAAATGATATTATTGGACTTAAAGATTTGTATTTAAAATTTAGCATCTCTGATAGCACCATAAATATGGTAAAAGACACTATTTCATCTGGCGATCAAATATCTGGTGTTGGTTATAAAGTTACTTCTAGTTATACAAACGGAGATTTAATAAGGGCATGATATCTACGGGAATTGATAAGAGAGTTCAGATACAGCAAATTGTTGACAGTCAACTTCCAGAATTTGTACTATCTGAAAGTCCAAAAGCAGTTGATTTTCTAAAACAATATTATATTTCGCAAGAATATCGTGGTGGTCCAGTTGATATTACTGATAATTTAGATCAATATTTAAAATTAAATAATTTAACTCCAGAAGCAGTAGTTGGATATACTGCAATTACTTCTGGAATTGGAACTTATAATGAAACTATCAACGTTGATAGTACTAAAGGATTTCCTGATCAATACGGTCTTTTTAAGATTGATGATGAAATTATTACATATACTGGATTAACAACCAATAGCTTTACTGGATGTATTCGTGGATTTAGTGGAATAACAACATATCATCAAGAAAATAATCCAGGAGAATTAGTATTTACATCAAGTGACGAATCTACTCATCTTGAAAATTCACGTGTTCAAAATTTAAGTGCTCTATTTTTAAAAGAATTTTACAATAAAATTAAATTTTCTCTTACACCTGGTTTAGAGAATAGTGAGTTTGTTCCTGAGTTAAATGTTAATAATTTTATAAAAGAAGCAAGAGGTTTCTATGAATCAAAGGGAACAGAAGAATCATTTAGAATCCTTTTCCAAGTATTATATGGTGTTGATCCAAAAGTTATTGATCTTGAAGAATATCTAGTTAAACCATCTTCTGCAAAATATGTTAGAAGAGAAAGAATAATTGCTGAAAATTTATCAGGAGATCCTCTCAAATTAAGAGGACAAACGATAACAAAAACTACAGATTCGTTTACATCTGCATCAATATCTGAAGTTGAATATATTAGCGGTATTTCTACAACAACTAATTATTATTCTTTAGATGCTTTTATTGGATATGATGATGAAGAATATATTACTGGTACCTTTGATGTTCCAGGAAAAACAAAAGCTATAGGTGATGTATCTATTGGTTCTTCTGTAATAACTGTAGATTCTACTGTTGGATTTGGAGCTACTGGTACTTTAGTTTCTGGTATTAATACACATATTGATTATACTGATAAAACTATCAACCAATTTTTAAATTGTACTTGGGATAATCAAAATACATCTGGAATTATTACAAGTACTAATGATATTAGATCCAATGATACGATTATTGGTTATGAAAATGGTGATATATCTAAACCTGTTGAGTTAAGAATAACTGGAGTTCTTGCAGAATTTATTCCTGATGATAATACTAATTTAGTTATAGAAGGTGAAAGAATTCTTGTTAAGAGTTTAGGTGAGAATATAGAAAATCCAAGTACAAATAAAACTAATAAAGAAGTTCATTTTAATTCTTGGATTTATAATAGTGCTGCCAGTTATGAATGTACAGATAAGGTTACTGGTACATTTGAAAATGCGACATTACCTTTAAAATCATCTATTGATAGAAGTAGTCTTAAAGTAGGAGATACTGTTGAAATTTTATATAGAACATCCAATAAACTTGATTTCAAACAAGTAAAACCATTAAAAAATGGAGATACTACAGCTAAAATTCTAAGTATTGATACAGTTAATAATCAAATCACATTAGATGAAGCATTAGTCGCTGATATTAATAAATTTTATAATGTAAGAAGAGTTTTAAGTAAGGCTAATAGTAAGCAAGATGTTGGTGCTCCAATTAAATATGGAAATAATACTTTAACTGTAGATATTCAAAATACTTATAATGAAGCAGATGAGAATATTTACGTTGCATCTAACTCATTACCATCATATGAGATTGAAAAAAATATTTCTGAAATTGAGATTACCTCTGTAACCGCCTCAGGTGCCTCTCCTTCGATTCAAGGTTATGATGCTGCAAATACATCATATAGTATATTATCCTTCCCTGAACAGGTTCCTTTCGTTACTGGAGATGCAGTTGTCTATACTAAACCAACAGATGCTGTAGGTATTTTAACTGAGGGAGTATATTATGTTGAAAATCTATCAGAAACAAATAAAATTAAACTATACCCATCTCAAGCTTTTATTGCGTCTGGTATAGGTACTATAGGATTTTTAAATGCTATTGGTTTTGGAAATTTACCATCTGGAATAACTACTGATTCTACTCACAAATTTACATTATTAAAACATCATCATCAAGAAATAGATGCACAAAGATTACTTAAAAAATATCCTTTAAGTAGAGATTTAAAATCATCAGAGTCTACTGAAACTACTTCTGGACCTATTGGAATGTTAATTAATGGTGTTCAGATAGAAGATTCTAAGTCTGAGGATGGTATTTTTTATGGACCTATTGATGATATTAAAATTGCTACAGGTGGACATAATTATGATGTAGTTAATCCACCAAATATTAGTATTGGTACAGGTGTTGGAACTACCGCATTAGCAACTGCAGTAGTTAGAGGTGATATTAAAAAAATACAAATAGATCCTCAAGATTTTGATGTTGATGAGGTTCGCTCAGTTAAAATAACAGGTGGTAATGCAAAGGATGTGATTTTAACTCCTGTTGTTAGAAAAAGAAATAGAGAATTAGAATTTGATGGTAGACTTATTAATAATGGTGGTGATGTTGATTCGGTTAATGAAACTTTAAAATTTAGTCAAACTAATCATAATTTACGTAGTGGAGACGTTATTGTTTATAACAATAATGGATTCCCAAATTTAGGTATTGGAACTTTTAATGGTAGTAATCTTGCAGATTATGAAACTTTAGATAATGGTTCATCTTATTGGGTACAATCATTAGGAATTAGTAGTGTATATCTTTATAGAAGTGAGAAGGATTATACAGCAGGTATTAATACTGTAGGATTTACTGCTATAGCCAAAGAAGGTATACACAAATTCAGATTAAAACATGCTAAAAATACATTAACATCTGTAGATATTATAAATGGCGGTACATTTGAAAATAGACAAGTTTCTATTTCTGCAGTTGGTATTTCTACAGTTAATTCAACCTTTACATTTAAAAATCATGGATTTTCTGATGGAGAATTAGTAGATTATAAAACTACTGGTACATCTATTGGAATATCTACTGATGGTACTGGAATACAGTATAAAATTATTAAAATAGATGATGATTCTTTTAGAATTGCTAATGCTGGAGTAGGTGGTACATTAACATCTGATTATATAACAAATAATTATTCTAGTTTTACTAATAAAGGAACTGGATATCAAATAATAAAATATCCAGATATTACAGTTTCTGTAGATGCAGCATATAGAGTCGCAACATCAGATAAAATAAATTTAACTCCTATTATTTCTGGTAAAATAGTAGATACTATTTTATATGAGAAAGGAACTGGATATGGAACTACTGATGTTATAAATTATGAAAATTCTCCCAATGTAATTATAAAAAATGGTATTAGTAGGAATACTAAACTTATTCAACCAGCATTAAGACCAATAGTTGCTTCTGCAAGTACCTTAACAACTGATTTAAGTGGAGAAATAATAGGAGTTCAAATTAATAGTGGTGGAGATGAATATTTTAGTACACCTGAACTAATTGTTGAAGGAGATGGTTTTTCTGCAGAATTAAGAGCTGTTATTGATAAAGATACAACTTCATCAACTTATAATAGAATAATTGATGTTAAAATACTTAATAGAGGTACAGGATATACTCAAGATAAAACAACAATTAAAGTTGTTCCTGCAGGAAGTGGTGCTATTTTTGATGCTTTTATTAGAAAGTTAAATTTAAATAGTATACAAAATGATGCTCCATATTCTTCAAAATACACTTATGAATTATTATCTCCATCAAGATATGGATTAAGATATTCTTTAGTTGGATATTCTACTGATATTGGATATAATAATTTTAATGATACTGGAGCATCTCATTCACCAATTATTGGATGGGCATATGATGGAAATC